TGGCTTTTAGCTTATTGACAACCTCGGTAATCAAGGTTGCGTTTGCCTCGTCTAGTTCCTCACCGGACTCTAGCTTTAGCAAAGCATCGGCAAGCTGGTCAGGGTTGATGGTTGGCTGAGAGCGTACCTGAGCTGTAGTTGCCTCATAAGCTGGGAAGCTCACGATTGACACCTCAAATAGTCTGACTGAATCAAGTGTGCGAGTCTGACCATCCCTTGACCAAGTGTCTTTGATCACATTGAAACCAAAGCTCATAGAATCGATTACCTTTGTGCGAAGAAGCTCGGCAACATCTTTTCCTCGGCTGGTCTGTGGCAAAGTAGCTGTGACCTTTAGGCCTCGGTCATCCTCGACAAGTTGCATGGTGCCGCCTCTTAGTGAGGCAAGTGGCTCACCGCTGTCGTGGTTCCAAAGTAGCTTTACTTCATTGCGAGATTGTAGGGAACGCTTGAAAGCACCAGGGGCAACATACTCGATGAAGCCGCCAAGGTCTTGTGATGGGCTGTTGAACACAGAGGCATAGCCAGTAAAGGTCATGCCATCGCCCTCAGCCCTGACTTCAAACTCAACGCTGTTGGTTCTAACCTCTGGCTCTTGAGCCTTTGGGCCGTCAATCTTTAGGGCAATGGCTCTCGCCACATCTAGCCACTTATTGTTATTGTCCATGCTGTTAGTTTCCTCTGCTCTGATTCTAGCAACTACTGAATCAGCGTAGTCTTTGGTGCGTTGTGCGGCTCTCTTAGATGGGCCTGATCCCCAAAGCAAGTGAGCAACTACACCTGCGGAAGGGTAGCCCTCTGAGTCTGGGTCTGCATCTGGGGCATCTAGGTCTGGTAGGTGTCGAGCAATCCAAGCTGCAATCCTGACCCACTTGTCATCGCTGACTGTGCCCTCTGCCATCGCTCTAGCTTCTCTAATTGTCTTAGGGGTCACACCATCACCGGCAAGACCTTCCTCGTAATACTCAAGTCCACGCCGAGCTGCTGCCCTCATGTAGGCAGGTGCCTCTTGGTTTATTGCTCGTTCCTCATTATTTGATTCCCAAGCGTTGCAGTAGTAGCCACCATCAACAAACTCATCCCAACGCTCACACCAAGCCTTGTCGCCTTCCTCGTTGACTCTTGACTCGTCAAAAAAGAAACAGTTGCCACAAGCTCTGCCTTCTGGCACATCCTCGGCTAGGGCAGGTCGGTAGTTGTCTGGTAAATCTCTTAGCTCGCCACCTGGCTCAAGTTCCTCGGCTAGGGATAGTGCGACCATCTGGTCAATGGCTGATTGTTTTGAGTCTTGGCAAGATACAACTGAGCCATCCTCTTTGACCACTGCCCAGTCAGGGCAATCTGTGTTGTCTGAGATGAAGTAGGGCATTAGGCAAGCCTCGCATTTATTGTTATGGTCCCACCGAGTGCAACAGCGGTGCCGTTTATTGTGACTGTTTGGGTTTGTGAAGTCCAAAGGCTTGTAGCTGTTGAGTAGGTTAGCACTTGATTGTCGGTAATGGTTTCATAGTTTAGAGATACATCGTGTAGCCACTCAAGATGGAAGTTGCCCGGCACAATGCGAATAGCAATCTGACCTGATGATGCGTGTCTAACTGTGATAAAGGCAACGGCTAGATCGTGTTGAGGTCTGACCTTAGTGAGCTTGCCATCAACTGTTGGGTGAGCGTAAAGAATGTCACCCTCAGCCCAAGTTTCATCGCCTACTGCTATTGCACTAGCAACATTGCCTCTAGTGTCTATGTTGCGTAGAGTTCCAAAGCTCATTACAGTGCCATTCACACCACTAGTGATGTTGGCTGTTGCAACTCCCATAACCCTAAGTTCTGAGTCCTGTAAGCCTGTGACCTCAAAAGGTGCTACATCTATGCGACCACTTGGCTCTGCATCAACAGCAGCTAACAGTGTGCCTTTGAGGATAGTTGAGCCAGTGTTGTTTCTTACTAGGTAGAAGGTGGACTCGGCTGAGTTGTCTGCCCAAATTGTGTTGTAGTCAGTGCCATCCACTTTGAGTAGTACCTGACCTTCAGTGCCACCAGCGGCTACACCTGCCCCTGTTGCACCTGTGGCACCAGTGGCTCCGGTTGCACCTGTAGAACCCGTTGCACCTGCTGGGATTGTAAAATCAAACACTGCTGCGGAGCTTGTCCCAGAGTTTGTGACGCTAGCACTCGATCCTGGTGCACCTGTTGTTGTAGATCCTGCTGTGATTGTGGCTGCGGTTCCAGCGGCTCCAGTTTGACCTGTATCGCCACGAGGAATTGTAAAGTTAAATGTGGCCGCTGAGCTAGTACCAGAGTTAGTGACAGTTGCACTTGATCCTGCTGTGCCTGTAGTTGTAGTGCCTACTGCAATAGTTGCTGCTGACCCAGGTGCACCAGTTTCTCCAGGGTCACCTTTAGCCCCAGTAGCACCAGTGTCCCCACGAGGAATTGTAAAGTTGAAAGTTGCTGCCGAGCTACTTCCAGAGTTAGTGACAACAGCGGTTGACCCAGCAGTTCCAGAAGTAGTAGTTCCCACTTCAATAGTTGCAGCAGCACCAGCAGAGCCAGTGTTTCCTGTGTCGCCTTTTATTCCCTGAATACCTTGCAAGCCTCTTGGCAATACAAAGTCAATGGTCTGATTTGGAGAGGTTCCAGTAATTGTGACAACAGCAGTATCATCGGGTGCCTTAGTGACTGTGCCAACAGTTAGTGTGTTTGCTGGACCAACCTCGCCCTGAATACCTTGAAGTCCAGTTGTGGCAGCGGTGATTACAGCAGGTTGCTCTGTAATAGATACAGTGACATCCTGTTCGGCAACAGTGACCTTTGTGACCGACTCAACTACTGAAACAACTGTTTGACTCATCGAGTGACATTGCCTGTCACTACAAACGAGCCTTCAAGCAATCTAGTCACCACTCCACCTGAGCTGATTTCTAGATCGTAGGAATAGGCACCAGCAGGTACGGCTGATGATGCGGTGTTAGAGATAACAACGCCGATAGTGCCAGCGGTTCCACCGAGCGTAATACCTGAGCCGTTTGTCAAGCTGACTAGGGCAGAGGTCGCATCGTATGACTCTCTGACCTGCATTGCAGCGGTGTAGCTGGTCAGGTTTAGCGGTGCGTTGTTGACATTTATAGTAAATGTGCGGTCAAAGGTTGCACCTTGTGGGCAGACAATGTTGTAAGTGCCTGGGTTGATCATTAGTTAGCCTCGTAAACTGCTGTAGGGTCCTCTGGGTCAATCTGGGCAACACCTTGCAACATTACGCTCGGTACGCCTGTGTGTTCGATTGGCGGTAGTCCAAGAGCTGCCAATACTTGCTCTGGCTTGAATCCTGATGTGACTAGGCGGTTAGCCATTAGAACCTTGCGGTCCTCTGTCACTACATTGGCATCTACTAGGTTGATGTTAGCTAGTGGTACTCGGTACTGGTCGCCACCTTCAACAGGTGCCATGTCCTCTAGTTTTCTTACATCGTTTGTTGAGTAGAAACCAGCTTGGGTTCCTACTGAGTAAGACCTGACTCTGGCTTCGACATCTGCTCTTAGTAAGTCGGCAAAGTTGAACTTGATAAAGGCATCACCAGGTAGTAGGCGTGAGAATGCTGCCTCAACCTTTTCTGCTAGTGGCCTAAGAGTCATCGAAACAAACTGCAACGCATTCTGCTCGACTGAGGCGTAGCTTGCTGTGCCTGGTACGCCCATTAGGTGTAGTGGCACATTGAAGGCTCTGGCGATTTCCTCTACTGCAAACTTGCGTGATTCTAGAGCTTGGCTTGCTTCTGGGTCAGTCTGAGTTGCAACAAACTTAGCTCCACCAGATAGGACACCTGTGCGGTGTGCTCTGCGTGTGCCGTTGCGGTGTCTTGCATCAAAGCCGTCAGCTAGTTGTTTTGCTTGCTCGCTTGTTAGGTTGCCTGGGAACTCGATTACACCTGATGCACTTGCACCAGTTCCAAAGAATCTTGCAGCGTAATCGCTGAGTGCGATGTTTAGACCTAGTGCTTGCTTTAGAGTTTCGACTCGGCTTAGACCCTTTAGCTCACCTGGCAAGATTAGATCAACGATGTGAATGACCTCATCGCCTGAAAGCATACGGCCTTCGTTTTGCACTTTGTAAACTTTGCGACCAATAGCCGAACGCTCAACTTCTACCTTCTCAGGATCAAGGTTGACTAGGTTTACAACCTGACCTTGTGCATCTCTAAAGACACGAGTGTAAGAATTGCCATGTACCAACAAGCTAGAAAAGACCTGCTGAAAGAACGCTGCCCTTGTGCTTAGGTCTACATCTGGCTGGTCCAACCAAACTGGTCGTGGGTTCAAGGGCTGGCGTGTATTGCCAAGCCTTAGATAAGCCCCACATGGCAAAGTCGAGATGGTGTCAGAGATAAGGCTGACAGCAGAAAAGAATGCAACAATCTCAAAGGATTTTTTTGTGGTGACATTGACACCGGACTCTGACTGCAAGCCCCAAGGCTCACCTGCACCCCAAACAGTTTGAAAGCTAACAGCTCTCTGCTCGCCAAAAAGATTACCTAGCATTACTTACCTCGCTCAATAGCTATACCAAAAGTGAGGATGCCAGCACCAAGCAAGATAAGTCCTGCTGGTGGGTAGATTAGACCTGCACCTAGAGAGATAGTAAAGATGCCGATAGCTTGTAGGATTGTCGCTGTCATTACCAACCTAAATAAAGAATTGCGGGAGTAGTTCCTCAGCCTCTACTCTACCAACAGTCGCCCTATCAAAGGCAATGACGGCTGCAACGGCTGCGTCAATCTTTCGGGGTGATCCTCGATGCTCTTTTACAATTCTTGGACCCAAGCGATCTACCTTGATTACAGCATTTGTCAGGTGTCTAGCAAGCAAGGGGTCACCATCGTGTATCACTTTGTTTTCGGTGACAGCGGTGTAAAACTTGCTGCAAGCTTGCACCATACGAGTTGGGCTGGTCGAAGGGTACTCAACAACTGGCAGACCCATCTCCATCATGGCTTCCATAGAGCGTTGCCACCTAAAGGGGTCACAGACAATCTCTTTGACATTGTGCGTTTGGCAGAACTGAATAATGGTGTCCTCAACCTCTTGTGTGCTGACACGCCAATCATCCCCATCCTCAGGTTGCTTTTCCCAAGCTCTTAGTAGTCCAACATAAGGGCTTTCATCACCTTCTGGAATAGTCACATAAGTAAGAGCTGTGCAGTCACCTGAGAATGAACCATCAAAGCCAACGATTACTGGTGTGTCTGCTGTTATCTGTTTATCACCAGCTAGGCCTTCCCACTTGCCGGTTGGTAGCCAAGCATTCATCGAGCTGACCCATTGGTTTAGTCTTTTGGTTCTAAACTCTGGCTCAGGTGTTCTTTTGACAGCAGAGGCAAAGTCATCGGATGCTACAAGGTCATTGAAGCCAGGGTTGGCTGATTCCCATGTTGACTCAAGTCTGTGATCTGCTTCTGGCTCAGCTTCCCACCAAGACATAAAGAAGGTTGGGTCATCTATCTCACCAGTAGCAACTCTCTTGCCGTACTGATACAAGTTATAGGCGATTGAGTCTTGTCCTGTTTGGTCTGTCTTTTGTCCTGCGGTTGTGACTGCCAATAGTTGTGCAATCTTGCCTCGGTTTCCCATTGAAAGCGAGAGCACATCAAATAGCTCACGAGTCTTGTGGGCATGGATCTCATCAACAATCGCTCGGCTAACATTCAGACCTTCTTTGGAAAAAGCCTCGGCAGATAGCACTTTCATTACAGAGTTAGTGCTTGGCACATAGATGGCATCTCGATAAAGGGTGCACATCTCAGACAGCTCGCTTGACTCGACCATACGCTTTGCCTCGCCAAAGATGATTCGAGCCTGTTCCTTTTCAGCAGCAGCAACTACAACTTCGCCACCGTCTATCCCCTCGGCAATCAAGCTGTAAAGAGCCAAGGTTGAGGCCAAGGCACTTTTGCCTGATTTTCTTGGAGTACCTACAAGGGCAACTCTTGCTCTTAGGCCACCATCTGCATCTCTAGCAAAGATGCGTTTGACTAGCTCTTTTTGCCAGGGTCTGAGCTTTAGGGCTTCGCCTGTTCTGCCAGCAATTCCGTCTTTACCGATAGTGCCAAAAGCCTCGGCAAACTCAATGGCATAGTCACCATCACCAGCCAAGATAGCTTCATCGGGTACAGGGGTCAGCCATCTAGGTGGCCAGCTACTGCCTAGATTCTCGCTTGGCAATGATTTCCTCTAGCTTTGTTTTGGTCTTGGCAGATACTAGGCCAAGGCGAGTTCTGTCGGCTGGGCTAAACCCTAGCAAGCTAAGCCCTTGAATAATGGCCTTTTCAATCTCGTTTGCTTGTCTAAACCAAGTCGGGTCTGTTGGGTCAGCTTGGATTTGTTCTTTGATTACTTCACGCCTATCAAGTTGCTCACAGACAAGCTGCACAAGTTGAGTGTCAGTCTTGATGCTGATCCACAGCTCACCTGCACCAAAGATCGAATCCCAAAACTTCTTGCCAACCTCGCCTAGTTCAACAGGTGGCTCTATGTAGCCGTACTCAAGTGGGGCAATAGCGTCATTTGTGCGTATTGGCCTTCTGCCTGGATTGCCTTGAATCATTTTTAGCTCGGCTGGCTTTGGTGGGTTCGGCATGGGTCAAGCCTACCCCAAAGCTTTTGAACTGCTACTCTGCACAGAAGCCTTGCGTGCGGGGTGTCGGCGGAATGCCTTATGTTTGTTGGTATCCACCCCCATTAGATGTCGTAGGGGGGCGTAGGTAGGTTGTTCGGCGTGTTGCCTAGTAGCTGCTAGGGCTTATAGGGGCTTATTGCCACGCTTTTGATTGCAGCTTCTATGTGCTGC